AGCCCCACTTAACAACACCATCGTCCTTTGGGGTAGGAGTAAGTGCAGCGATAAGGGAACAAGCGGTAACCACAGCAGTCAAAGCCTGAATGATTGCCGATGCGTTGTCTAGGAGATAGGATACGATTTGCATAAGTTTTTAGATACGTGAGATGGAGATCCTTTTCTCAACTTGAGCGCGATAGGCTGGATCTTTAGCATACCGAGAGTCCTTCATGGCTTCCACCATTTGGGCATTGGAGTTAAACGGAGTAACACCGCCGCCAGCCACTTGGCCTTGCATGAGTTTCACGGGTGAACCGCCATCGCTCAGGAAGCGAGCATAGAGACCCTTGATGGCCATCTTGGCTGTGTCAGCATCGTTGGATTCAACAACACGGTTAAAGGCTGCAAGCTCTGAGTCAGTAAGCGCACCAGAAGCCCACTCGGTCATTGCACCGTAGTTGTCCTTGCCTCCTACTTCACTCATGATGGCGTTCGTGTTGGCCTCTTGGGAAGCCTTGTAGCCATCGACGTAGGTCTTAACAAGCTCACGGGAGATACCGTTCTTCTCAAGGGCAGCTAGTGATGCCTCAGTGAGGTCACCACGTTCAGCATACTCAGCACTTGCGGAATTCAAAGCATCACCAACACGGGACTGCACGTCGGATGCCTCAAGCTTTACCTGAGACTTTTCCTCTTCGCGGTTCTTTGTGTGGTATTCCTTTTCAAGATTGGCATACGCCTTAGCGAGTTCCTCTGGGGATTCAAACTTCTCAGGGAGCCACTGGGGACGCTCGTCGGTTACAGGAAGTTCCTCATTGGGTTCCTCTTGTGGTTGTTGTGCCTTGGCTTCGTCCATAAGGACCGATTGTTGCTCAAGGGTCATTTGTTCACGGGCAGTAGGCTCGTTGATTGATGTAGTATGTAGTTCAGCCATTTATGTTGGTTGTTATTGTTCCTGTTGAGCCGCATTAAGTTGCTGCTGTTCGGGACTATTAGCTTGTTTATACTGATCACTCAAGGCTTTAATTCCCGCTGGTCCAAGTTTCTCACTCATTTGTGATGCCATTTGTTGTTGGCTCTCTTGAGCAAGCTGCTCGGCAGTCTTGATAAGCCCAAGGGTTTTAATCCCAAGGGCAGTCGCACGACGCTTAAAGTACTCTTGGACGTTAACAAACTGAGCAACAGCTTGTGGACCTACGACCTGAGCAGCACCTGCAAGGAACTGGTCAAGCTTGTTGAGATCATTACCACGACCAAGGGCTTCAACACCCGTGACGATCACAGGGCTGACAAGGTTCTTAGGAAGCTTAGGGAGCTTCTTGGACTTACCCATGACGTACATCAATCGCTCGATCAATGGAAGCTGTAGCTCATTTGAAAGCAACGAATAGAGACCACCAAGGGAACTCTCAAGTTCCTGTGACAACATACGGATCTCCTCTGCGGTTACCCGTTCGGCACTGCGTACAACACCGGAGGTAAGCAAGAAGGCAGCACCAAGGCGATCCCTGATGCCATCCATAGTCATCTGTGCGACCTTGAAGTCGTTGAACTTGTTGACTTGTAACGTGGTAACGTCCCCTGCATTACCTTGGACAATGGCCCCATTAGGGCTATCTGCCAACGTACGCGCCCTTGTAGTTCCATTAGGAGACACAAGAAACAGAACTTTGGCAGCAGCAGCAGAACCTTCAACGATTGCCTGAGTGAGGGCTTCAAGTGATTGGACATCTCCTAGGTATTCTTCTACGTATCCACGACCGTAAGACTCTCCGTCGATTCTAGAGAACCTAAGTGGAATATAAGGACTACGATCAAGAGGAATTTTACCACCGGACTTAGGAAGAACAACACCGTTGATGTCCTGAGTAATCTCCCACATATTGTCATCCCGGCGGATACTTGTGTAAAGATTGACATCACCCTCCATAGCCTCGTTCTCGGAAGCACCGTGGGTTTCTAGGAGTTCGTGGACTTCTGGGTCAAGAGCCTTGCGTGAGATGGTTTCCTTTGTGGCAATCGTCAGAACATTACCCATAGGATCACGCTCAATGACAAAGCGATTCAGGTTGAACACACGGAGACCGCCTTCTTCAGGCATGTACAACAGGGCGTTACCAGCGATGATGAGATGCTTCAGGGCTTCATGGAGTGCTACTCGGTATGCCTCCTTGGCAATCTCACTCATCACCAGATCTTCAACGCGCTGAAGAGAGTTCTCGATCTCACTAAGGACTTCCTCGGGGGTTCCATTTTTAGCGAGTTCAGCAATGTCTGCTTGTAGACGAAAGAACGGAGCGTTGGGTGGTAGGAGTGCTAACAGTAATTTACTGGCGAGGTTATTTACTCCACGCGCACCAACGCTCTGAAAGGGTGTATTAAGTCGGCTGTGTGGACCAAAGGATTCTTCGGGTAGCACATAGGGCAACGTAAGTTTCGACGAGGTACGACCGCGATCCAAATAGGAATAGCGGAGACCTTCAAGTCGTGAATAGGTTTGTTGAGCTGTCATGTTATTTCTTTTCTTTGGCAACTTTTACTTTGCCTGAATGCAACTCTTTGAGAAGCTTTTTCTTTTGAGGAATGGACAATGGAGTTCCTTTGGAAAGAAGGTAGCCTACTTGGGCTTTGCTTTTAGTTGGCATCGTTACTTCTTTCCTTTCTTCTTACATCCGTTACAAGAGGCTTTACCGCACATCTTGCATTTGATTTTAGCTTCGATTGTAAGTTTCATAATTGTTTATTATGCCCAGAAGATACTTGGAACGTCAGGGTTGAACTCGGGGCGTGGAACTTGGATTTCGCTTCCAGCATCATCCGTGACAGTCCAGTCTGAAGACCAAAAGATGAACTGCTCGCCGCCTGCGGGAATCGGGATGCCCACGAGATCGCGGAAGAGAACCCAGTATTGCCCGTCGCCGTTATGCTCGCCAATGACGCAGAGAGCATGGGTGTGGCTTGCGAGAGACGATTGAACCTCACCGTCCTCATCAACCGCAGCAAAGCCATTGGCGATACCGAATTGTTCAGCGATGGACTTGGATGCGAATTTCAGCAAATAGTCAGTAGTCATACTGTGATGGTTTGGAGCTTTGCGTTGGGGAGGCGTTTGCGGAAATAGCGGATGGATGCGATTGTGACCGCTCCACCACCAGCAAATAATCCTATTGGATTTCCTATTCCAGCACGATCCACGACTGGCATTGGTTGGCTTGTATCTGTAACGACAGCAAGACCGTTGATTGACATGGCAAAGTCATTGAGCTTTCCAGCAGTAGCTGCCTTGTAGAGTGTTCCAGCGACAGGATTTAACGCATCAAAACCAGATTCCGTCCCAGCAGATGTAACGGTTACTTGTTCGTTTTGAGCAAAGCGATTTAACCACCTCTCGTTTGACGTTCCATTCGATAGTCCGAAGGTGGTCGTTGTCCCGTTGACAGTAGCAGGTCTGGATTCTGTATAAACAGTTCCCTCACTCTGGTTATAGAACCCCGTAAAATCACTCCCCGTGATACTGCACACATCCGCACTGCGAACCACGGACGCTGTGGTGGTCGGGATGTAGGACGTGGGGAAGGCTCCTGCTTCCAGTTGTGCGCCCCATGCGTAGATGCCAGATCCGACAGTTCCTAAGTAAGCCCCCCATTTTCCCAATGTGCTAGAATCTGCTGGACCGATAGTAACCTGCGTTGCCCCAGCCCCTGCTGATGTAATTGTGGCGGTGCAGCGATACCAACCATTCGGAAGTGCAATAATTTGCGGCGAGGTGATTCCAGATCCAGAACCTAGAGCCCCAGCGTTTACCCCACCGATGATAAAGTTTTGATATTGGTTTCCAAAAATTCCTCCAAAGGCTAATTGTGCTACGTCTCTTTCTCCCGCTTTAAGAAAGCAAGAGTAAGTATACACGGTGGAAGCAACAGCGGTTACTCCACCAATCAAGATTCTTCTATCAAGAATAATGTTGTTCTCTGTAATCTTATCGGCAGTTGTTGCGCCTGATGGGCTTGCGATTACATTTGTAGCTACTGCGACCCTTCCACCATCGGTTGACCAAGTAGTTCCGAAGTCCTCACTCTGAAT